TTTACTTTCGTCTACTACGTCCATAGAAAGCACGCTAATATTAAACGTAATAAAGTTAGAATTTACTGTAGCGTTATTTACTATAATATGCGATAGAGGAAAGATAGTAGTCTTATTCAAATCTATATCGTCTAGGCTACCGTAAGAGACAGTATTAACGAAAGGCTCCGCTATTAAGGTATCTTTTATTTTATCGGTTAATTCGTAGAAGGCTTTCATTTCTTAAATTTTTCTAACTGTTTCTTTTCTAATTCTATCTTTTCTTTTTCGAAGGCTAAAAATAATAGAGCTTGGTGCATGTTTAATCGGGTAGCAATATCGAAGCGGGTAGCATCTCCCTTAGCAAGTCCGTAAATTGATTGGAACCAGCCCCACTTCTTTCCAAAGCCGCTAATACTTCCGTATTCATTTGGTTCGGAGCTTCCCTCTTCAAATAATTCAGGATAGTTTCTAGTAACTCGTTGTTTAAACGGTAAAAAAAAACCATAGCTCCCATCGCTATACCTAGAGGCATCTTCTTAAATACCTCAGCATTATCTAGGCCCTTATATTCTTCTATAAGATATTTACCTTCTTTCTTATAGTTAATAGGTCTATATAGGACCGCCATAGCTTTATGGATTGTTTCCCACTCCGTAAGGTTTTCGTCTAGATCTATAAACTCCCCTATAGTCATATCGTCGAGCTTAGGGATAAATCCGTATTCTATACCTTCTAAACTAAACGTAGGAACTAGATCTGTTTTTTCAGTAAATAGCCTATCTATATCTCCTAAGATTTCTTTTATACTAGTAACTCTTATAGTAGCTATATCTTTAAGCTCTAGGCCGCAGAATATCTCTACCGTCTTATGGAATAAGAAATTAGAGTTTTGGTTTTCTTCCGTATTTATCTTATCGAATCGCTGATATTGTTCTAGCGTAATCTCGTTAAGGTTTTCGGGTACGTTTATTTCTAGCTTCATATATTAATAATAATTTATTCTTAAATATGTATAAAAGAAAAGAGCCGTATTTCTACGACTCCTAACTAATTAATCAAAACAAAATGAAAAGGTTATTTATCTCTATTATAATAATACTTATAAAGTTCTGCTATTCTTTCGTACATGGCCAAATTTTCTTTTTTGTTTCTTTGGCTCCAGATCATATCTCCAGTTCTTTTAAAACCTTGATAGTTTACTTGAATAGCTAAGCGAGGAGGATTTTCTGGACTAGCCTCCCTCCAGATAATAGGGTATATAGTTATACCGTTATCTATACACCAGCTTATACTAGGATCACGCATACCAAATCCAAAGTAAAAAGTCTAAAGTAGCGTACATAAAGAAGAAACTTAACGCTACAAATAGCGCAGCTTGGCCTATAATCTTTAAGGCATTTTTTCTACGAGCTTTAGAAGTAGCCTTTCTAATTAAATAGTATTCCATACTGAAATCGTTTCTCCAGTTATCGGTATTAATTTCTCTGTAATCTTTCATAATTATAAGTTTTAAAGTTTAAATATATAAACATTTTATTAATAAAACAAATTTAGTAAATAAAATATTCCCCCTTATTCGGGTTCTCTAGAGTATCGGTAAGAATATATCTAGCCGCATCTATACAGTCTGGGTGCGCTCCGCTTGGCTTTTGTAACGTATTACCGTCTTTATCTTTAGCCCAAACGTAACCCTCCAGCTCTCGCTTTAAGTTCTTACTTCTTGAAGTTATATATATCTCGTTTTGGTTTATTAGATTTATACCATATACTACGGAATCTCTTCCTTTGGATACTGGGAAAACATTATGGCCGTAGCTTACTAGTTCCGCTATACTCTTAGGCTCTGCGGAATCGGCTATTATATTTTCTTTTATATTATTCTCTTGCAAGAAGTAGGAGATATCTCTATTTAGCATTCCTTTCTTATAAAGTACTTCGTCAAAGATATAGGCCTCGTTCCATTTGTATAATCCTATTAGCGTACTAGGATCCACAGAATAACCGAAGTCCATACCATACCCTATAAGTCTAGCTTCTTCTGGTATATTATCTATTTCTCTCCAATCTGGTATACATGCCCCAGAAAGAGATCCCTGCTCTCCAAGACCGTAGACTCTCCACCAGTTGGCCCAAAAAGTTGAGGTCTTAGCTTTCTCTCTAGCCTTTTCTATTTCTTTTACTATAGAAGGCGCTAAAGCATCGTTATCTTTATAGGTAAGAGTTATATAATCTACGTCTGGCTCTCCTATTATTTCTTTATCTACCCAGAAGGCATGCGAAGGGTTATAATCTAACCAGATATTCCCAGAGGTTCTTATTTGGAGTTCCGAGAAAGCAGAAAAAGAGATATTATTACACTCATTAATAAAGAGATCTGTACGGCGACTACCGCGTAATTTGTCTGGCTGGTCCGTACTAAAGAACTCTATATAGCTTCCGTTAGTAAAAGTATATTTTAAAGTACTGCGATTAAATTGGTTTTCTTTATATCTATTAAGGCCTTTTAGGATATTTAAAAAATCTTTTAATGCTCCCCGTCTTACTGCAGGAATAGACTCAGCTACTACGCTTATTTCTTTTCCTTCTTGAGTAATTGCCTCGTTAATTAGTATAGCTAGTATACAGATAGTTTTACCCGCAGAGGTTCCACCCTTCACTACTTTAGTTCTTTGGGTTAATTCTCTTAGTTTATAAAATGCTGGGGTTTTCTTTATCCGCATATAAGTACAGATAAGAGCTTAGGTTATCTCTTAATCCATAAATAGAGGGACATCTTCGGAGATATTAATATCCTTAGTCTCTCTAGGTTTTCCTGCGTAGTAGTTATAAAATAACTGTACGAATTTAAAGTCTCCTTTTTCTACTCCCTTCTTTAGAGCTTCGAATGCAGTATCTTCTAAAGGAGATAACTTCTCTATTAAAGAGATTTCTTCTGCTTTAGGTTTACGTCCTGCTCCTTCTCTTTTTCCTCCGTGAGCCATTTGATATAAGTTGATTATTCAAGTATATAATAAAAAAAAGGGTTAACTGTTAATTACTAGTTGATCTATTAGGATTCTTTTCTCTTTTCTTTCTTGTCTTAGGGCTAATAAAGCAGAAGCGTATTTCTTACGATAGTAAGCTGCAGGATTTATTTCTTTGTCCCTTACTCCGTTCTCTTTCTTTATGTATATAACTAATTTGTTATATATCTCTAAGTACTCTCTAGCATCTTCGTAAACGCTTATCTGCTGGTCGAATACTTTTAAACCATGTAGGGCAGTGGCATGATCTCTTTCTACTAGGCTAGCTATTCTAGCTAAAGAGTTTCTAGTATTTAGTCTGGCTAGTTTATAATATATAGCCCTAGCGTATACTGTTTCTCTTTTTCGGTTTTTACTTGCTAGTTTAGTCTCGGTTTCCTTTTCGACTATTTCGAGTATTGTTTCTAATTTCATCTATCTTTAATTTTATTGAGTTAATGGTATTTTCTTTTACTTCTTTGACTGCTCTAAGAATACCCTCGCAGGCTTCGTAATCTTCTAGGGCCTCGTAGTAGGCGATCGCTTTTTCTAAATCGTCTATAGAAGCCCCTTCAGATAAATCTTGCAAGGCCATATAATAAAAATCATTTACTATATTCCTATTCACTAATTAAGTCCTTTTTCTTGCAGTAATTATAAACCTCTACAATTTCTTTTACTATATCTCCTTCTCTATTATAGATATTTAGTTTTCTCTTATAGCAGTTCTTAATTAAATGGTCCAAATCAAAGTTATCGTTTTTTATCATTACTTTCTTCATGGCCCGCACAAATTTAGACTGTTTAGCGTTATCTAGTACTTCTGAGAGTTCTACGCAATTATTTAAAACAGAATCTCCTAATTCTAAATTTATTTTATAGGACCTATTCTTTATGGCAGTATTACTTCCTTTTCCCGTAGCGTTATAAGCATCTACTACAGTCATAAAATTAAAGTCATCCTCCCAGTCCTCAGTAAGCTCTAAAATTCTAGCGCAGTCTAGGTTACCTTGTTTAGCTTGGTTATGTAATCTATCCTTTGCCTTCCAGTCTTTCCTGTCGTTATTCATTACTTCTATATCGTTATTGGTGGAGTAATTATTTACGACGTACCAAACTGGTAGATTATTTTTTCTTAGAATTATAAACCTATGCTGGCCATCTGTTATATAGCCATCGCTATTAACCATTAAAGGAGTCTTTAAACCGTGTGCTAATATAGACTTTTCTATAGTTTTAAGATTCTTATTATCTATATCTCTATTGTGGTCTAAGAAGTTAAATAAATTGTAATCGGTAGTCGAATGTAAATTAAATAAGGGTTTTTTCATGTTTTCTAATTATTTGTTTTATTTGTTATAATATTCCTCTCAAAACGTATTGGTCTATATCGTTCTCTTCTCTAAAGAAGTATTTATATATTCCTACGGCTTGGATAAATTTAGCGCGTCCTGCTTCTATAAATTCTTCGCTTGTTTCGAATATACCTATATCTGTAGAAGCTTTATCTACTACGATAAAAGTACATTTCTTACGGTTAAACATCTTTAAATATAAGTAAGCTTGTAGGTCATATCCGTATTTAGAAGCTGAAAAACGGAAGGTAGAAAGGTCGGCTGAGCTTTTTATATCGCAGATCATATCGTCCCTAAGGATATCTGCTTTAGCTCTAAAAGGTAATCCTTCTAACATAGCTATCTCTGGCACTTCGAACTCAGACTTGCCTAATAATTTTAATACCTCTTCATTCCTTAATAGAGCATCTGCTAATCTTTCGCTTTCGCTTATTTCTTTTCTTAGGTATACTTCCCCATGCTCTGCTAGAGCCTCTTTATATATCTTAGTATTTTTAGTCGTAGCGTCTACCACTTTCAAAGCGTCTATTTTGTGGGGTTCTAAAACCGTCCAATGCAAAAGCTTTCCTAGTCTAAGGGCTGGACTATCTCCAGATCCGTACTTAATTACGTTCCTATAAGTCTTAGGAGATTTAAGTAAAGTTTTTAAAGAGCTACTACTTAAAGCGTGCTTACCTAAGTGGCCGTAATAAAATTCGTCGCTATACATCATACTAAGGATCTCTTCCTTTAAATACGATTCGTTATTAAGTAAGGTTATCATAGCTCTATAATTTCTTGTTGGGCCTCTAGCCTTGATAATAATACTTGCTTACATTTTTTTCTATAAGCATCTAAAAGACTCTCGTTAGTAGCATCCTCTAGGAGCTGCTCGTTAGTCATCTCTTGGTAATAAATCTCAAATTCCATAATTATTAGTTTTAAAGTTATACGCTAATATAGTAAACATTTTATTAACTATCGCTATTTTCTTTTAAAATTTTTTCCTCTAGCTTTTCTATTCTACTTAAAGCCACTACTAACGCTTGCTGGACTAGCTTTAAATCGTATTGCATTTTAATAAGTTTAGCCTCTTTCATTATAAGCTTGCTTACAGACTGCGTAACGCTGGTCTTTGTTTTTATATTCGTTTACCATTACGCGATCTATCATGCACCGCTGGATAAATTCTTTTTCTGTTTCTGTAGTTTTAGGTTTAGGTATTGGCATTATCTTAAATTTTTAATTTTTTCTAAATATAAGGCAGCGTCTAAAAGTTCCTGCTGAAGTTCGTTTACCCATCTATAAAATCCATCTGGATTATCTTCTAGGGTAGTACCGTATTCTTTTATTCCCTTCTGGGATCTAGAATCTAGTAAGTTCTTAACTTTCTCTACTATTCCGTCTTTCTTTGCTTCGTATACTAAACCCGTAGTAGAATCAGTAACGAACCCTTTTAAGTTATCCATGTAGCTATTCATTTATTATAAAGTAATATATTTTTACTATAAAGTATTCTAATATCCTAAAGGCTATATAGCCAGCTAAAAAACTATCCATAGGCTATTCTATATTTTTGTAATTCTTTTTCTACCTCAGCTAGTTTCTCTTCTGCTTTCCTTGCTCGTTCTATTGCTCTTAGCTTATCGGATCGAAACTCTTCTATAATCTTTTCTCTATACCATTCGTTAGTTTCTAGTTCATGCGTATAAAAATACCAGCTATTAATAGCGTCTATAAGTTGGTCTAATTCTGGAATAGGTTTTCTTCTTTTCCATTCTAATACTTTACTAGCTATTATCTCGAAGTCGTTACTAAACTGGAGGCTTTTAAGGTTCTGGATTTTTCTCATATTCTATTATTTGTTTTTGTAAGTGTCTAATATCGTTATAAGTTACTTTAATTAAAACATCTTTCCTATCTTTTCTAGTATATCTTTTTTTATAGTCTTTCTTATCTTTTGCTATTTCTGTAAACTGACTAGCGTACTCGTATAGATCTATTCTCTTAAAAAAGCAGAACGAATTAAGCTCTATAATATCAAATACTATATATTCTGCGCAGCACTCTAACCAGCCCTTATCTCCTTTTACATTCTTTAATTCTAGCCAGATAGTCTCTAGATGCCTATTACCTTTTACGTCTATACCTATGTCGTTAACGTAAAAATCTATATGCTTATTAATATCGTCTTGGGTACTAGACTTTACGCAGGAATTATCTCTCTCTAGCATTAGCTTTAGAAATTTATCCTCTGCTTTATTACCCTCGTTAAAAGAATATCTATATCTAGCTCCCGATACCATATTAAGAATATTCGTTATAAACTTTTACTAAAGCATTCCAGACTGTGTTTCTAAAAGAGCATTGAGTACATTCTACTTTAGTTCTAAATATCCGCTCGTATATAGCAGCGTAAGTTTTTACCTCTTCTGCGCTAAACTTATTCTTTCTAGTATCTATGGCCATTTTCATTAAATCAAATTCAGACTCCGTAAAACATTCTGGCTTTCTAGAAGGAAAGAGTTGATTGAGCCGTTTTTTTCTAGAATTGCATCCGCAATCGAGGCCGAGAGCGTCAAAGGTAGTATCTACTATTTTCTTTATACCAGTAGCTTTAGTTACCTTTTCTATTTTATCTCCTAGACCCGTAGAAAGGGCAGCATGGTTTTCTTTAAAGTTTTCGTACTCTTCTTTTTTTACCGCTTCTTTTAAAGCTCGATATTCTTTAGATCGTTTATCACCCTTATAAGCGTTCAAAATCTCCTTGTTTGAAATCTTCATAATCTTCGCTAATTTTATTTTTAATATCTAATTTAAGGTTTTTTAAAGTATTAAAGATACTTACCCAGCTTATTTTAGTTTCGCTAGCAAGCTTTCTTATACTCATATCTGTCTGGCTATAAAGCTTCCATATCTTTTTATCGTACCAATGCCAGTCTTTCGCTACTTCGTCTACCATTAAGCAGATTTTATGGAAGGCTTCGTTTTCTTCTATATCGTCCTCATGCGGAAGCTCTAAGAAGTTTTCGTCTTTATCTATACTTATTATAGTTACTTTTTTCTTTTTATTATAAAACTGGTAGGCTAAAGATCCTAAAGTAAAAAACATATAGCCCTCGCTTACTTTGCCGTCCTTTATAATCTTATCGGGATTACTATATTTAGCTAGCGCGATATAGGCCTCTTGTACAATATCTTCGCAGAAGAAGTCCCCTACTAGGCTACGAACTATCCCTACCCAGTATTTATGCCTTTTAGCTACTATACTTAACCAGTCTAACTCTCGATCCAAATTACAGTTATACTTAAAAATATTATACATACTTGCAGGGTATGCTCTCTACCTTCTTCGTAATCAGTATAAGCGTAAAGACTACCTACCATAAAACCAAATATAGGAGCAAAAGAAATCTCTGCTCCGTTTATATATCCTAAGTAAATAATAGTTATACCTAATAACACCAATAAAAAGAAAAACGTTATCAAAATAAAACTTCTTTTAATTCGGATTTTTTACTATGTAATATATCCTGCCCCATAAATTCAAAGCCTACGTTATTCTTAACCATACGCATACGAATTGGCTCCATATACGGGGTGCATCTTCCGCCAGTTTCTGTCTCCTTTATTTTAAGAACATGAAGCTCCGAGTACATCCAGTCGGTAGGGTGGTTAGTCATTCTATGGCAGCAAATTACGTCGTCTGCTCTATTACCCCACTTACCCCCTCCTTCTACAGAAGCTAATCCTAATGGCTGAGGTAATCCAGCATACTCATGCTCTTTTGGGTAAACGCGCCTTAGGGCTTCCGTTACTCCATGCGCGGTAAGGAATACAGTTATATTTTCTTTCTTAGCGAAAAGTCTAAACTCAGAAGCTACTTGGTAATCGTATAAATGCGAACCAATACCTCTCATTACTTGGGTATCTATACTTAGAGAGTTATAAGGATCTATAAGTAATCCGTCGTACTTCCAAACGTCCTTTATTGCTTTAGCTTCTTTTAAAAGGTCTTTATAGGTATAGAGATCTTCTACGTCTATTACTTTAAAAAAGCTATTACACCACTTTATAGTTTTATTTATCTCTGCTTCGCTTGCGGTATGTATAGGCTTACCCATTTTAAACTCTATAATCTTTCTTACTATAGAGTCTGGAGTATTTTCACTAGACCAAATTAGAAATTTAAGTTTATGTATACTAGCCCACAATACTAAGAAGTATATCATTACGGAGCTTTTCCCTACGTTTGCATGCCCAATCCAAAGCGAGAAGTTACCTTGCTTATAGCGTAGGTATTCGTCAATATTTGGTACTCCTATTTTTAAACCTTCGACTACTTTTCCGTTTTTTATATCGAAGATACGGTTTTTAATTCTATCGGTTTCTGCTATCATTTGTTTATAATGCTTTTGTTATTATTCCATATTTTTTAACTATTTTCTCTGAATGTTCGTCTATTCTTTCTATATAATATCCTACTATAGGGTTTACCTTATAATTCCAGAAATCGTCTGGCATTTCTCCCTTAAGAATCTTTTTCATAAATATATAAAAAAAGGGGCTAAAAAGCCCCATTTAATTAATAAGGTACGTCGCTAGAAGCTCTCGCTTCGTTTTGCTCTTGGTTCGTAACCTCGTTTCTCTCTGCTAAGGATATACCTCCTTCTCCTATCCATTTAACGGCTGCGTTACCTAGAGTAATAGCTTTTACCTTATTCTTTCTTTCTTCTTCTGAGATAGTTTGAGTAACCCAAACGTTATTACCGTAAGAAGAAGCGTCTTGGACCATAGCAGTAAAGTTAAGATAGGTCTTTCCGTTCTTAGCATTTATAAGCCTATTCTTATCGATTGCAGTAAGTTCAATGCTTCCCGAGATAATTGCGGTAGTCTTTTTTTCCATGTTATTTCTATTTTATAATTTAAGTAATTAAAATACGTTTTTCCGATCTTAGAGTTTGGCGAGTTCATTAGCTACTTTAGTTCCAATTTTATACTTGTTTCTAAGATCTTGTACAGTATAACCCTTTTTAATTAAGTCTAAAGCTTCATTATAATCGGGAGTATTAAAGTTTAACCAGTTTTTTTCTTCTTCACTTAGTTTCGGAAGTTTAGGTAAGGAGCTTTTAACTTCTCCTCCTAGAACCCAGTCTGCGAATTGCTGAGCAGTAGCTAAGACTTTTTCTTCTGTTTTAGAATCGTCTTTGGCCCAGAATACGTTAGCGTTAGTTAAAGCATTTTGCTTAATAATAAATACTTGAGTTTTATCCATAATTATTTATTTTAAAATTAATAACGCTAAGTTAGTAAAAAAAATTTAATAAAAAAAAAGGGTAAAGATTAAACCTTACCCCTTTCGCATTAAAACAAATAATTAAGTTTAGAGAAAACTCTTTAACTTACTAGAATACTCTGTTATCATTTCTTCTAGTTCGTCAGTAGTAAATTTAGTTACTTCTCTGCTTTTTTCTAGTAATTCCTGCGATAAGTTATCGCCAAGATATAAAGAGTACTCGTATTGACGGCCTGCTTTAAATCTATTGCAGTATCTACATTGAGGCTTAACGTTTCTAGGATCCCACCGCGTAGCCATAGCAGTCCTTGAGATAAAGTGGCCCGCGTCAATAATGTCCTTCTCCCAGTAACCCTTTTTACCGCATGTTATACAAGTACAAAAACCTCTACTATCTGCGTTACTTAATCTTATATACTTAGAAAATACTACGTCTAGTTTTTTAACTAGTTTACTTCTAGTAGGTTTTTTAGAAGTCTTAGGCATCGTTTTACGTTTAAGCAATTACTTATCTAAGTGGTTTAGTAGTAAGTTTCCGTCTACTTCGTTAAATCCTTTTAAAAGCTTATAAAGATATTTACTATCACTTTTTACTTTATTCTTTTCGGTTTTAGTAGAATCTATACCTAAGTTAGTATAACTTATAGCGTCTAGTTCTAGTATAGCGTCTGTACGTTCTTTTACCGATAGTTGAAAGTCTTTAGCTATTTTCTCAGCTAATTTTCTAATAGTCATATCTTCACTCATTAGTTAAATTTATTAAAGGTTAATATATATAATTAGCCTCCACCCGCCAAAGGTAGAGGATTTTTTAAACAGTTACTAAATTAAGTTTTTAACATTACCTACCCTGCCCTCTATATTTTTTCTTATAATTTTTAGAGGATTTTAAAGCTGAGGTTTTAGATTTACTATGGGTTCCCTTTCTACGGACCTTATTCTTTTCGTAGTTAATAACTATTTTCTTCATTACTAACTAGACTTACCTTTTAGTTTCTCGTAAGTTCTTAGACCTCCTAGTCCTAGCATACCCATTAGTACGGTAAATAAGCTATTAGTATCAAATTCTACTGGTTTTATATCGGTATAGGCTATAAGTAAAGGCATTACTATATAATGAAATGCGAAAGCTATACCGCATACCCAGCCTATAAAAGGTCTCCACCCCGCTACAAATACCGTGCGGTGATTGGCTTCTATTTCGTTAATTCTAGTTTGGATTTCTAGTAGCTCGTTAGGATCTAGTTCTTTTCCTTTTATAGCTTCTCTTATCTCCCAAGCTAGATTACCAGCTACTGATTTTCTACCGTCTCCACCTTTTAAAAGTCCTAAAAGTAGTTTTAACATTATTCCCGAAGCATCTTATTATAAAGTATCTGTGCTAACTTAACCTCGTGCTGGTTATCTATACAGATATCTTTAGTTATTTTTTTATACTCAGCTAGTTTCTGGTTTCTTGCACTTGCACACCCCGCTAGAGTCGTTACAAGTAGTATTAGTAGTATTCGCATGTTTGTTAGTTTGTAGAAGTAAAACTTCTGTTAGTTTGTCGATACTCTTTCGTATCTCTTTTAATTCGTTTCTAAGCCCGTTAGACTTAACTTTTACTTCAGCCATAGCGTACTACCAGTAGTATTAGTAAGTCCAGACGGAATTAGGTTTAGTTCCTCCTTGATCGATAGAGTCGGTATCGCAGTGTATGAAATTTTTACTAATTCCGAGCCTCTTAAATCCTGCTTTAATAAGAGCATTAAGTATAATGTATCTTTCTGCTCCGCTTCCGACTGCGATATCTGCGGCCTTTCCGATAAGGTGCGAGCTATTAGCTGAGGCTTTATATCCTTTTTTTCTAAGCTCCTCGTTATGTTCTTTAGTTCTATATCCGCTTGTAATCTTAAAGGGTATACCTGCGTACTCTCTAGCGAGATCGAGCTTGATAAGAAAGTCCCTATCCATATTAACAGACGAACCGCCCAAAGAAGGGCAGTCAAACTCCGAGAGAGAAAAATAATTAAGCTTCATGCTATAATAGCAATTAGGACCATTAATAAAAAGAAAGTAATAAATATAGTTTTACCTCTATTAAATATACCTCCGTTCCAATTAGTAATATACCAATTTTTAACCCAAGTTAAAGCTCTGTTTCCGTATAGTTTTATCTTATCCATTATTTTCTTTTATCTCTTTGTAAGTATTCTAAGTCTTTCATAAAGCCCCTAACTTCTAGCTCCATAGTTCTAAACTCTGCCTCTAGTTTTCTCTGAGCTGGCCATGTATAACTCTGCTCGTTTTCTTTAAGCTTTTTTACTGCCGTTTCGTTAGCTTCTATCTTAGCACTTAAAGAATAATAAGATCCTACTATAGAAGCAAACATAGCTAACAAAGTAACTATCTGGGGTATACTTATAGAAAGATCTGCTTTTTTGTCTCCGTTTATATCTATATCCATTACTTTATTTTTTTAATTATTTGTATTATTGTATATCCTATTGCCAAGACAAGGGAAATCGTCTGAAGATAGGGATTAATCTCCGTTATTGATATTGCTAATGCTATTGCGTTGAATCCGTATATCTTCAATTGTTCCATTGTTTATGCTATTGCTAAATAGATGTATATTCCTCCTGATGTATTTATAGTGCTATTTGTTGATTGTAAAGTAAACCCATCTGAATCAAAATCTACACCGCCTGTTAATGTAGATTCTGCTAAATCTTGATGAGCTCCTAAAAACTCTGTTCTTGGGTCTGTTGTATCTCTTACAGAATCAAAAATTAACCATCCACCTGTGGAGTCAGTTCTTTTTAACATAAGAAATCTTGGTTCAAAACCAAGACCTGTAATTGCATTACCACTTGAACCCCCATTATAACTCCCCACCTTCTGATAAGAATCCACACTGTGGAAGCAGTAATTAATATATGTATATGAAGAGGAACTTATATTATTTGTAAAAGTACTTGATGAAACACTTGAAAATACACCCGAATCTGTAGCTGTTCCTCCTGTTGTGTTCAAATTTAAGTATTTACCCGTTCCTACGTCTTTGTGATATACCCACCAATTAGCAGCCACATCTGTAGTTTTTGCTATAATTAATTCAGGAGCAGAAGATAGTCCGTGCCCTACGTTTGCTGCACCTCCTGCTGTATACTTCACAATACTAAACCCTGCATCTTGATTTGCCCTAACAGTTGAGGTTATCGTTCCATCAGTATTCGTAGAATCTGATGAAGCTGCTTTCCAACACCAAGCAACAAAATCAGTACCTGTACCATTATAAGAATTACCTGAACCAACAGTAAACCCATTAGTATCATAAGATTGTATACCTGTGGTAACTGCTTGTTCCCCTGCAGTTGAACTCGTGCTTAAATAAAAGTCTCCTCTTACAGAATCTTGTAACCTATGAGGATTTGAACCATAAGTACCACTCCTTGCCTTTATCCAAATTAAATCAGGGGTAAAGGACATTCCGAGAAAGTTTATCGCAGTCGGTGTTCCGTTGTAGCCGTAAGATACATTTGTAGCAGTACCATCGTAGTTTGTAGTTTCGTCTGTTGCATTTCCATCTAATTTGTAATATGCTACATAATCTGTTGGAATAGATGCGGTAGTATTATTATATAAATATCCTACTTCTTGCGATGTTAGTATGTCTGAATAGATACGAGCATCGTCTATTCTACCTGTAAAATGACCTGCTGTATTATAAGCACCTATTCTGTTTTGTTGTCCTGCATTTCCTATACTTGCAATAGAAGTAATTCCTTTAACAGTTCCATCTAAATAAGCCGTTAAATTACCTGAACTTTCGGCAGTTAAACAAACGTGATGCCAAGAATTATATGTTATCTCTGATTCATCAACAAGAATAACTTTATTTGAGCCATCATTGACTTTAAATTCTAATTTTCTTGGCGAATATCCTGAATTAAATCCAAGTTCTATAAATGAATTTTCTCTAAAACTCATTATATATCTATCTCCACTTGTACCATCAAAATTAAACCAAGCTGAAAAAGAAAAATCACTTCCTGAACCTGTAATATTTGGTATAGTGGGAATATCTATATAACTACTACTCCCATTAAAAAAAGCAGCATCTCCAAACTTCCCATTATTACCTGCTCCTGCGGTATCATTAGCATCCTCATCTAACTCATATAAAGCAACACCTGAACCATCTGAAAATATATCCGTAGTTGATTTAGTACTACTTGCGTAGGTTTCATTAGATAGAGTAGTTACTTCTCCGCTGCTTAATGCTTTGTCAAAGATTCTTACTTGGTCTA